GTCCCCGAGGGGACCAAAAGGGCTGGCGGCGTCCCCGGAGGTTGCTGCATACACTTAACGTGGCAGCATCTCCGGGATCCGGCGGAAAAGTCAATTACGAGCGGTTTTGCGCGCTCAAGAGGCACTATCCCCCGATCCGAGAAGCTTTCTGTCTCCGTTACGGAGAACCCACGCGACAGGGTTCTCTTAACAGAAAGATCGTGGACCGGTTTCTAGTGCTTCTCTCGCGCTCTATCAGGGAGGGACCGAAGCCCCTCTCTGAGGCCGCTCATGCTTGGCGGACTGACATACTTCGCAACACGAATGACAAAGCAGCTAGGCGGAGTTTCCTAGCTAGCACTGTCACTCGAGGCGTGTGGTGGTCTGTACGTCAGCGCCAAATTGACGATTCTGTTGACTCTACTGTGGAAAGATGGATGGAAAGACGACCGTTTAAGAGATCCCTGCTCAAGAGCATAGATATCTTCATCGATCAGCTTCCCATCCGAGCTTTCAAGGTGGATGCAGAGTTGCCTGATCCCATAGCCACTAATGCCGCCTGTTACACTCACTCCCAAAGGAAGGGTGGAACCGCTGCGGCACTAGGGGAAATGTGGACCAAACATCTATGCGACAACATGGAACCCGTGTTCAACAACTGGCAGGAGCCAGGTTACGCGGGAGCAGTGAAAGGTCCCCTCAGCGACGAGGAGGTCGTAGCCGTATTCAACGACTTCGATCTTCTCGCCGACATCACTGAGGGGATCACTCCTCCTGTTCCCCCGGCCCGATTCTGTCGGTTGGAGTACATGAAGTCCACGTGTCCGAAGCCACTCAAACCTTGCCCCATCATCGAGAAGGGAAAGATAAGAGTGGCGACGATCCACCCGGCTGATGAGACTCAAGCTTGTCGCCAACTAACCCACGCATGGCTTACTGCCTTGCGCGGACTGGTGACGACAAGAGATATGCTCCGCGGAAGGGAGGTGAAGGTCTTCGCATGTGGAGAGAAACCGCGTATTTTCTCTGCAGACTTGAAGGCCGCCACCGATTACATCCCTCATGAGGTGGCCCTACACACAGCACGGAAGCTGTGCGAGAAATTGGGCCGCCCTCAGGATGTCCCGATCGTGGAGCAAATCTTTTCTCCAAAGGTAGTCCATACCGTGGACGGCACTGAGGTCGTAGAGACCTGCAATGGCGTCCATATGGGTCTGGGCTGCTCTTGGATCATCTTGAGTCTTCTCAACTCGTTTGCTGCGTGGCATGCGGGTGCGAAGAGAACGTCATACGCTGTGTGTGGAGATGACTTGATAGGCTTCTGGTCGAAGCCTATCGCTGTCAACTACACGCGCAACCTAGAAGATCTCGGAATGATGGTGAATCACTCCAAGAGCTTCTATGGGAAGCGAGGCGTATTCTGTGAGAGGATTGTTGAACAGCGAGGAGCGAGCGCCGTGGCGACCGATGTAGGTCACCTGAGCGCTCTCACCGCCTCCAAGCTGTACGCGGGACAATCCTCCTCCGCACTCGCAGTCTGCGATACCCTTTACCAAGAAGCTGGTCTAGGAAAGGATATAGCAAAGCG